GATGATGAGTATATCTATTGGTGTGATAAGTATAAGAGATTTAGAGGCAATGGTAATATTGATGAAGATATAAATGATTACTGTACAGAAAGAGATGGTTGGGTTGAATATATTAGTCCTAATAAATAACATAAGAAATGTATGGAGAATAAGATGATACAAATAAAAAATAGATTTTCATTAGAAGTAATTTTTGAAAGCAAAAAAGATACAGTCAAAGAAGCAGTAATAGAAGCGGTTATTAACGGTACTGATTTACATGGTGCTTATCTAAGAGATGCTGATTTACATGGTGCTAATCTAAGAGGTGCTAATCTAGAAGGTGCTTATCTAAGAGGTGCTAATCTAGAAGGTGCTAATCTAAGAGATGCTGATTTACGTGGTGCTGATCTAAGAGGTGCTAATTTATATGAGGCTAATCTAAGAGGTGCTAATTTATATGAGGCTGATCTAAGAGGTGCTAATCTAAGAGGTGCTAATCTAAGAGGTGCTAATCTGTTAGCAAGTGGAAATATGAAGGAATTGAGGACAATGCAAATTGATACTTATAAAATAGGATTTACACTTGATACCTTGCAGATAGGATGCCGAAGACATAAGATAGAAGAGTGGAAAAGCTTTAGTGATGAAGAGATAGCAGAAATGGATGATGGTGCTTTAGAGTGGTGGAATAAATTTAGACCTATTATATTTAATATTGTAGAGGTTTGCTATGAAGATAAATGGAAAGGAAAATTATTAATTGAACTAAGCAAGGAGGACAAACAATGAAACTAGTAATTAGAAAGAAAGATAATTATAATTTTATCTTAGCAGATAAATTAGATAAACCAAAGATATATACTATGGCTGGTAAAGATATTATTAGTAACTATGACAATCAAGATTACTTCTATGGAACTATTCATGGAGCTATATATGGATTGCTTAAACATAGTAAAAAGAATAAAGGTATCTCATTAGAAGATATTCCTAATGAATTAGCAAAAATTAAACCTAATAGTGAAGATATTAACTACAATCAGTATTTAGATATAGATGCAGATAGTATGTTAGCTATCCTTGAACTAAGCAACTAGGTAAATAGAGCAAAACTATTACTAGGCAAAACATTGTATGCCTAAACATAAAAAGAGCTATAAGGAGCTATACGTGAGTAAAGAAAACAAGAAGATAGGAAGACCTAAAGGTGAAGATAAAAAACAATTATCTTTTAAATTAAGATTACACACAGTGGAAACACTTAAGGGGATACAAGAAGATACAGGAAGAACACAATCAAGTATCATAGATCTAGCAGTAGATATGTATGCTGGTAGTCTAATAAAAGGATAACCATGAGTTTAAGGGAACAGGAATTAGTTATAAGAGTATATCAAATACTCTTAGAGGAAAATCAAAATCAGTAGGAGGTTTTAAATGGAAATTCAAAATTTAACACAAGGAGGGGTTGCAAAATGAGTTTAACGAAATTACTTGAGAATACTGAAGACAGAGAAGATAATATTAATTTAGCAATCGACGCCTGACTCAATTCTTTTTCTTAGTTGTTATAAATATAGAGATAAATGGGATTTAGAATTAGCTTACTTTGATTTTAGTGGTAGAGTTAAATCTATCGAAAGAGAATGTTATACTAAAGCATCAAATGTAGATGAGATTGTTTTATGCTTTACTGCTAAGACTAACTTTAGATATGACATATATCCTGAGTATAAAGATAGTAGAAAGAAACAAACTGATGAAGCAGGATTGTTACTAAAAGAAAGAGTTAGAGAACTAAAGACATTAGTGTACAAAAGAATTAAAACTATGTGTGATGTCAATGTAATAGTAGAAGCAGATGATCTAGTTATCATGTATGCTAATCAAGGTTATTTAATATCTGCTATGGACAAAGATATTATTCATCAAACACCTACTCAATGTTTTAACTTCAAGAAGTGGGAATGGAGTAAAGGTTTAGATAGTGTAGAAATTAACACTAATAGATTAATCCAATCTATAGAGGGAGACTCAACAGATAACATCAAAGGAGTCAAAGGTATGGGTAAGGTTAAGGCTGGGAAGTTTGTAGCTGATTTGACTAGTGGGACTAATACATTTACTGATTATGTAAATCTATTCTCAACACCTGAAGATATGTTAATGAATATGAGATTAGTTGATATGCATCAATACAATGGTACATTAACTATGACAACAGTTCAAGACATAAGTGACATGATTGATACTATCACAATAGATGACAGTGATGTATCTTTTTAGTTTCCAAAATCTTTAAATAAAGCAATAGCAAAAACAATACCAATATCAATAGCAACACTCAAGCTTGACTCAATGTTGACTCAATGTTGACTCAAGGAAAGAACATATTGTTTCTATATAAGTTACATATAAGGCGAGAACGGATATAGTTCTGAACAACTAAACAAAAAGGAAGAAAATGAAGACAACAAACAAGAAGGGTATGTTAATCACTCTTGATGAAGATTCAAAAGAATATCTTAGAAGTTTAGCTGAAATAAATTCAAGCTCTATGAGTTATGAAGTAAGAAGGTTAATTAAAGATGAACAACGAAAGCACAGAGAAAAAGAAGGCAACACTAAATAGTTTTATCTCTTTATGTGAAGCAAGTGATGGAGGTAATATTCCAACAGGATATACCTATAGAGATGTGTCAAAAGTCATTAGTGAAAGGTATCCAACACAATCTGTCGAGGTAGTCAAAGTGTTCTTTAGAAGTAAAGACAGAAAGACTAACAATAAACCATTCACTTATCCTGAGGAACTACCAGTAGGAACAGCCACTACAATCAGTAATGATTTGTATGATGTCAGAACAACTGTAGGAATTGCTTATGGTCAAATTGTAGAGCCAACAGCAATGAAAGAAGAATATCAACCAACAGAAGAAGAGTTAAAACTAATAGAGGAGTTATCGTGAGTAGAATAGTATTAAAGAATGAAGACTGTTTAGTAGCAATGGATAAAATGATTGAGAAGATTAGTAGCTTTATATATGAAAGAGGACTTAATCTTAGTGGAGGAATTAAAACTACTCCTAAACAAGAAGGTATTGAAGCAAGTGCTTTAATTGATACTGTAAGTATAGGTGTAGAATATTCTGTTGGAAAACTCTTTATTAGAGCAAACTTTAGAGGAAGTAAGAAATACTTTGAGTTTCCCATAAAAGAAGAAAACTACGAGAAGTGGGGCGAAAGAATAAAAATCCTATACATAGACAGTACAGCAGATTTTGATTTTGATAACTCAGAACCAGTAGATTTTTAAAAGGAAAAAAATGAACAATAGTATAATAGAAAAATACGATATTAAAGATTACGAGCAACCTGAAATAAATATTCCTGACTTTAAAGAAAAGCATGGAATTATTCTTATAGTCGGAACTAGTGGGAGTGGAAAAAGTACGATACTAAAAGAATGTGGGCTAGATAAAGAAATTAATTTTGATTCGAATATAAGCATTATTGATAACTTCTCTAACTATGAAAATGCTGAAAAGTTTTTACTTTCCGCTGGTTTAAGAAGTGTACCTACTTGGTTTAAAAATATAGACAAAGTTTCAAATGGAGAAAAACATAGAGCCGAAGTCGCACTATCTCTTGATAAAGGAATTAACTGTATTGATGAGTTTACGAGTGTTGTAGATAGAAATACTGCTAAATCTCTATCAGTAGCATTAAGAAAGGGTTTTGATAAAGGAGACATTACTAATCTGTTTATTGCTAGTTGCCATAGTGATATAATCGAATGGTTACAACCTGATTTTATATACGATACTGATATGCAAAAATTTATTCAAAAGGATTCACTTAGGAGACCAGAAATTAATATTGAAATCGTTGCTAGTTCCCACGAAGATTGGATTTATTTCAAAAAACATCACTATTTAGACACCAATATGAGCAAGTCAGTTCATTGCTACACTGCATATATAGAAAATATGAAAGTTGGTTTTTTGTCAATAATTCACGGATGTGGTAGAGACATAAGAACATACTGGAGAGAAAGTAGGCTTGTTGTTCTACCTGAGTTTCAAGGGTTAGGAATAGGAAAAGCCCTAAGCAATACAATAGCCAACGAATATACAAATAGAGGACTTAGATATTTTTCAAAAACTTCACATCCATCTATGGGGGAATATAGAAATAATAGTGATAACTGGAGACCAACAAGTACAAATATGAAAAAAAGGAAAAGTTATTTAAAGAAAAATGGAGAAGCTAGAATATCTAAAGGATTTGGAAAAACTGAAAAGACCATACTGAGAGATGCGGACAGACTCACATACTCACATGAATTTATAGGTACAGAAATGGATGATGGGCATTTTGATATAGCTAAAGATAGAATCAATGAATGTCAAGATTTGTAAGAAGACAATGAAGGCTATTGTATCTAGTAAAGATACTATCCTGAAGGAAAAAGATTTAACAGTTGAAGAGTATGGTGAGTTAATGAGAGAGTTGATACCTGAAGAGATGTTAGATACTGTTAGATTAGCTGACAAGTTATTTAAGTCTAAAAATTTTACATTTAAGGAGATATAATGAACATTTTAAGTTTATTTGATGGAATGAGTTGTGGTAGGATTGCTTTAAAAAGAGCAGGAATTAAAGTAGATAATTATTATAGCAGCGAGATAGATAAATATGCTATTCAAGTGGCAGATAAGAATTATCCACAAGATGCTGACAAAAGATTAGGTAGTGTTATTAACTTAGATGCAGATTATCTAAAAACACTAGATATTGATATGATTATTGGTGGTTCACCATGTCAAGGATTCAGTGTAAGCGGGAGTCTAAAAGGGAGTGCTACAAAGTGTGGAAAAGATGTAACTACTCTCGAACAATACTTAATGCTAAAAGAGGAAGGTTTCGAATTTGATGGTCAGTCTTATTTGTTTTGGGAATATGTAAGAGTATGGAAGGCTATACAGCCTAAGTATTTCTTTTTAGAAAATGTGAGAGTAACTAAAAAATGGCTACCTATGTTTAATGAGGCTATGGGTGTTGAGCCAATTATGATTAATAGTTCTTTAATGTCGGCTCAGAATAGAGTGAGATTTTATTGGACTAACATACCTGGACTTGAGCAGCCACAAGATAAAGGGATTTTACTTAGAGATGTCCTAGAAACAGATATAGACACCTCTAAGTATAAAGTTAAACCATCTGTTCTTAAGAATATAGAAAGAGATCACAATGAGATTATAAAATCAAACAAAGACTTCTTTACTATGAAGACCACCAGTGGCTTTCAAGACAACAAAGTAGGACTAAGAAAGACACCATGCCTAAGGGCGGGAAATAGTGCGACATATATTCTCCAGGTTAAAGAAGCCACAAAGAAAGGCTATACAGAGATACAAGATGGTGATTGTTTTGATTACAGTGTTCCAAATTCAAAAACAAGACGTGGCAGAAACATGAAAGATAAATCTAACTGTCTACAGACTTCTAACGGATTTATGAGATATGAACATCCGACATATAGAAAGCTGACACCATTAGAATGTGAAAGACTACAAACTGTTCCTGATAATTATACTGAGGGAGTTTCTAATTCACAAAGATACAAAATGTTAGGTAACGGCTGGACAGTAGATGTGATAGCACATATATTTAAAGGTATTAGAGATGATTAATATAAGCTTTATAAAGTTAAAAGGAAAAGTTACAGATGCATATCATCTTACACTAAAGGGTTGGAGATCTAAGGCAGTTACTTGGGAAGACATACATAAACCTATGTCTAGTAGTAAAATACAATATTCATGCTATGCGTGGGACAAAGGAATCAAGTCTAGTAAGAACTTTGATAGATCTAATCAGAACTGTATCATTATTGATATCGATGATGGTATGTCTATAGTAGATTTTCAATCTTTGTTTAGTAAATATAAATATATCATTGCTACAACTAAATCACATCAGCTTGAAAAGAAAGGTATTGTTTCTGATAGGTTTAGAGTATTAATACCAGCTATTAATATTCCAAGAGAACATGATGTTTACTTTAGAATGTTAGAACTAATGTTTCCATTCAATGATGAACAGACTTTAACTAAGACTGCTTCATTTCTAGGAACAAGTGATTGTATTGTTTTAAAGAACGAAGGTAAACTATTAGATTGCTTTAAAGCTAAAGAATTGGCTAAGAAACAACTAGAATCTGAGTATGTTGAAAAGATAGTTATAGATAAAGATTTAATTAATAGTTATGGTAGTAGTAGCTTAGAAGATATTAAAAAACAACTAACTACTGAGATGATACAAGATGTATTAGAATCTATTGGCATAGAGTTTGTCAATGGTAAGTGCAAGTTGAGACCCGAAGAGAATACAAGTAGTGCTAAGATATATGAATCAGGATATATATGTGACTATGGTTCTAAAGAAATAAGTGGTGATATCTTTCATGTACTTATGGAGTTAGAAGGTATGACTTTTAGAGAGTCTTTAAAGTATGTACAACAATTCATATAAAGGGAGAAAAGATGTCAACATCAAAAAGAGAAGAGGTAGATTATCAAGCAATAAGACATGCCATGATAGAAAGATATTTAAGTCCACAAGTTGAAGTGTGGTTTGATAGATCCGTTATGAGAAGGTATGTTGGGCTAGGATATAAACATAATGGAGAGGTCTTTACTGTGAAGATAGAGATTAAAGGAGATGAAGATCATTATCAAAGCATAATGGATGGTGCTACCATGGTACAAGGAAAGATAGATGAACAAATATGACAAAACAAAGAAAGGTGTGATAACTAAGCTTTATAGTCATCAGAGGTCTAAGTGTAAATCAAGAGGCTTTGATATGCCAGCCTATACAAAAGAAGAGTTTGGTTGGTGGATTATGAATCAAGATATATTTCATATACTGTTTGAATACTGGGAAAATACAGGACATACCAAAAATATGAAACCAAGTGTAGACAGAATTAATAATCACAAAGGATACACTCTTGACAACATACAGCTGATGACTTTCCAAGATAACAGAAGAAAAGGGCACTATGATTGCATAAGAGGAGATATAAGCTCAGGAAGACCACATAGAGCTGTAAGACAAGTGACTAAAGATGGAACGAATGTTGGTACTTATATCTCAATCAATGAAGCAAGTAGAGTGACTGGCATAACTGTTGGGAACATAGCTAGTTGTGTAAACATCAACAAAAAACAATATACAGCAGGAGGATTTGTATGGACATACGAAAATTAAATCCATTGGTTCAAAAAATGGTAAAAGACTTACAGAAAGCTAAACTATCAATGGGACTAGGATTGGCTTGTAGTGCTGTCCACTTTAAGATGGCAAGCATTGCAGGACAGATGAGAGTGTGTGTAGACACAGAAGCAGGTTTTGGTACAGCAGTATCAAATTTCTATGGTTTGAGCTTTAGCCCTAGTGGGAGTGGTAAAAGTATTGGTGTTAACTTGCTAGACAATATGTACTTCTCTTTGGCTTTTGATTACATGAAAAAAGAGGTATATCCTAAGTTTAAGAAGAAAGCTATACAGAAACTAGAAAATGACGGAATAGAGAGAGCTTTGCAAGCTTGGACTCCTAAAGCTTCTAATGCTACTTTGTCTGGACTGTATAGTGCTAGTGAAACAGCATATCTTGTAGGAGTGGGAAATGTTAACTTATCTGTAGATGAAGTAGCTGATGCAGTAGTGGGCAAAGCTGATTTGTTTGATATATTGCTGGAGTGTTATAATAATGGAGATTTTCCAGCACAACTAAAGAGGTCAGATAATAATCCATTAGACATAGATGGAATACCAGTAAACCTATATGCTTATGGAGACAAGTCAAAGCTAATCAATGGAGACAATATTGAGTTTGCTTTTCAGAATTTATTAAAGACTGGATATGGAAGAAGGTTTGTGTTTTCAGACGATAAAACAGTAGAAGTAGAAGAGAGATCTCCAGCAGATGTAGTAAAAGAGATGAGAGCTACTGAACAGATAAAGAAAGATAGACTTCCAGACAGGGAAAGAATAAGAAATCTTATATCTGCAAAGAAGATGAATAGTGTGTTGACTTTAACAGATGAAGCTATGTTGTTCTATGCTCAGGTGCAATGTGAAGGTGAGAACTTTGTTAAGACTAATAAGGGATTGGCAGAAGCAGTACAGTCTGATATGCTTAATAGAGTATTTAAACTTGTTAAGTTGGCTTCTATTTATGCCTTCTTTGAAGAGAAAGACAAAGTAGAGATAGAGCATATGCAACAAGCAAAAGAGATAATAGATGAATCTAGTAGGGTATTAACAGAGATTACTAAACTAAAGCCCTTACATCATAGACTGCTGGAAAGAATGCTAGAAGAAAGTAATCCTTGCACCAATCAGCACTTTTTGTCTTATCCGTTTATTCCTAGTGGGTGGACAAAGAAGATAGAAGAAGTTATTAAACTAACTAAAGAGCTTAGTAGTGAAAAGAATTATCTATGGAAAGAAGTATCTCGAAAAGGAGTAGTTTATTATAGTGTTACTAAACAAGATGAAAAGACTGAAGAGATATTAAAGGAAGTAGATCAAGCTGAAGAGATTGAAGCTGAGAAACTAAATGATGAGCAAGAAGATTTGCTCCGTCTCCTTTATGACTAGGAGATAGAATGAAAGTTAATATAGATGTAGATTTAATGTGTAAGTCTAGTGATAATCTTAAAAAAGCTTTTGATGACTTGAATATTAAATATAAGTATCACGGAGAAACTTTCCCCTTTAGTAGAAGTGGGCATTATAGCTTCAAGTGTACAAAGAATGACAAAAAGCATATATTAAAATATTTAAAAAAATATGAATACTACATAATTAAGGAGATATAGATGACTGCATACGAGGTTATTATGAATGATTTTAAAATATGGTGGGATAATGAGGGTTCAGGAATGAAGCCAAAAAAAGAAGAGGATATGGAAGAGTTTGTATACAGAATGACTATGTTAGCATGGGATAACGGAGCATTTAAGCAAAGAGAGCAATTTTTAAGGGGTAAAGAAAATGAAAGTTAAAAACAAACAAACAGGAGTAGTTGTAGAAGCTACTAAGATTAATGAAACTACTTATAGTGTAGAAGGCAAGGAAGTAGCTAAAACTGATATGGCTACTATGTATGAGATAGTTAAAGCAGTTAAGCCAGCAGTAGCTAAGCCAATAACTAACAAGATAAATATAGTAGCACCAACAGTAGAGATAGGTGGAGACAAGGTAGCTGAGTTGTTTGATGCGATAGCTAAAGCTAGTGGTCAAATGAAGAATCTTAATAAAGGGAAAGAAGCTTTTAATTATAAATATATAACTCTAGGACAAGTAATTGATATGACTAGAAAGCCTTTGGCTGATAATGGATTAGCTGTTATGAATTTCCCATCTACTTATATAGTAGAAGACCAAGTGATAGCTAGGGTAGAGATGATAGTATCTCATAAAGATGGCTCATATATATCTAGTGTATTTGATGTTCCTGTTAATGAGAATAAGAAACAACAATTCGTCCAGAGTGTAGCTACAATTCAATCGTATTGTGTTCGTTACCATAGAGTTAATCTATTAGGTATAGCTGGGGAAGATGATACTGATGGAGCATAGATAATGATTGGCATTTGTATATCTGGTATCAATCACTATCTATAGAGAAGATTTTATGGCGAAGAGAAAGATGTAAGACCAATATTTATATATATGAATTAAAAGAACACGGAGTGCCCAAATAATGCAAAACTATTCTTAGGAATACAATGTGTAGGGTAGAACAATTAAAGACCGTATAGGTCATCAGGTAAAAGGATAAACAATGCAAGAAGCAGTAAATCTATATGCAGGAATCACGCTAATTAGTGCAGATGACAAAACACCAAAGAGAATGAGAATAGGAAACTATTGGAAAGAAGAAATTAATGGCAAGTATTCAAAGTGTGTATCAATAGAAAGATACAATAAAAGACAAAGCAAAGGATTATAAAATGAGTTTAGCAAATCTATTTAGTGATATACAAGAAGTAAGTGAAGAATTAAAGAATGAAGAACTAGAGAATAAGAGTGGTGGTGGTTTTGTAACTACTAATGGTATTTATAAATCAACTATTGAAAGAGCATATGTTACTGCAACTAAGAAGGGTGGAGTACAGTTTGATTTACATTTAACTGGTGATAACTTAATTAACTTTAGACTATATCCAGTATCAAATAAGAATGGAAAGAAAGTAACTACTTATACTTATAAGGGTAAAACTCAAAGCTTACAAGATTATAAGATGTTAAAGCAAATAGTATTCTGTGCTACAGGTAAAGGTCAAGAGCTAGAAGACATTAAGATTGAAGAGCAAGATATTGAGTTTAAAGAGTACGGTAAGGCAGTTAAATTAACTGTTGGTATGCTAACTGATTTAGTTGGTAAAGAAATTCAATACGGTGTTAGATGTGAAGAAGAGTATAACTATGAAGATGGTGAAACTGATAAGACTTCAATTAAGACTGATGATGAAGGTAATCCTAGATACAAGAAAGTATTGTTCTCAGTATATTCTGCTTTAGGTAAGACTCCTATTGAGATTATTAAGAAAGAAGATTCTATTCAGTTAGCTAAAGATAAAGAGTTCTTACTAAGTGACAAGGGTATTAAGAGAGTTAAATTAGAAGCTCCAGAGTTTGAAGATGATGAGACAACTATAGACATTAATGATGAAGACATTCCTTTTTAATCTATGAGAAATAAAGAAGATTGCTTTAAATATCAACCTGAAATTAAAACGGCTACAAAGGCTAACTCCTTTGTGGCTGGTGGTAGAGTTATATATCTCGTAAAGAAGAATCAGGAAGGTAGAGCAAGCAGGGTGCATAATGCATACGATAAAGATACTAAAATCCTTTTGGCTAGCCATTGGGATAAAGAGTATTTAATTAAGTACCTACAAGGTAAAGATTTATCTTGTTTAGGTAATACACAAGGAGTGCTATTCTAATGGATTGGTATTATAAAAGTGAAGTCTTTAATCCTAATGAACCTATAAATCATTATGGGTTTATCTATAAGATAATATTTGAAGATGGTGAAGGTAAATTATATAGTTACTATGGAAAGAAGAGTCTTTATAGAAAGAAGACTATGCCACCACTTAAAGGATACAAGAGAAAAAGAGTATCTATGATTGAGTCTAATTGGAGACTATATACAGGGTCAACAGATGCTAGTAGAAACATGATACCTATATCAAAAGAGATACTAATGTTTGCTGACAGTAAGAATCATTTATCTTATTCAGAAGCTAAAGTATTATTTGATAATGAAGTTCTATTCAGTGCTGATTGTTTAAATGCTAATATTATGGGTAAGTATTTTGACAATGTTAATAGAAGAGCAGGAGAATGGATTAAGTGGTATGATAAGATGATCATAGAAAAGGAAGAGTAATGGGAAATCATATTGATGCTGTGGAAAAGATGAAAGAGAAAGCAAGTAATAATGTTCAATCTTATAATATTGGTGAAAGTAATTATGCTGAGAAGAATATACAACCATGGCATATATGGGCTGAGTATAAGTTAGATCCATGGAGAGCAGATATTGTTAAGAGGGTTCTTAGAACAAAAGAAGGTCAAGGTAAACTAGACTTAGAAAAGATTATACATATATGTAGATACTTGTTAGAAAAGGAATACAATGAAAGCAGTAATTAAAGGACTACATCCAAGAGAAGATGGCAATGAATATGTTGTTATCTTTGAAGATGGAAGAGAAATTAAGTGTGCAACAATAGATGATGCAATGAAGATAAAGGAAGCAGGATGATTAGTTATTGGCAAAAAGGATTAGCTAAGTGGAGAAGTGATAGAAACATTACTGAACCATCTGGTAATATTGTTATGATGATACATGAAGAAGTAACTGAATTACATGAAGCTGAGATTAATAAAGATGAACATGAGATAATAGATGCTTTAGCAGATATTATTGTACTGTCTGTTAATGAATTAGAACTGATGGGTTATGATGTTGATGGTGTTATGAATGAAGTAGTTAAAGAAATTAGTTCAAGAAATCAATGTCCTAAACAGAAAGAAGATTGGGATAAGAATGGAGCTAATGGTAAGTGGCAAAAGCAAAAAGATCAAGTAGATACTTATAAGGCTAACTACAATGTCTAAAAAGAAAGACTATGTCAGAAAGATAGTAAAGAATGATTCTGGACAATATCTAGTTATGATAAAGGAGGGTTTAGTAGAGGGGTGGTATATAGAAAAGGTCTTTTATACTGAAAGTAATGCTAAGGCTTACCTTAGAAGTAAATAGATAGAGGAGTAGGTTACCCTACTCTTCATTTGTGTTTATAGAACTCATAGCCAATCCAAAAGATCTCATAAGAGTTGCTCTCAACCTTCTGTCTTCTACTTTATTTATTCTTGCTATTAATTTAGCTCTTCCTCCACTCTTTGTTATCTTGCTAATAATATTCTTTGTAGCATACATAGATGTTCTTGCTGCTAAGTAAGGTGATAACTTAACAGTAGCTCCAGCAGCAGCTAGTGCCAATACATCATCAGTCACACTTAACTCATGACCCTTAGCTCCCTTAATTGCCAATTCTATTTCATTTAAGGAGTTCATTTGAATATCTAACTTCTTAGCTTCTGATTTCCCTAGTAGTTTTACTAATCCTTTTTTATCCATAGTCGCATAATTAGATAATACTTTCCTTACTCTTTCTGGAGAGTTAATTGCATCTTCAGCTAGGTCTTTAATTAGAATATCTTGTACTATTTGTTGTTTCTGACTAGGTTTCATTTTCTTAGCAGCAGCTCCTATCTGATTTAAGTTAATCTTTCTATCTACTAACATTTCTCCTGCTTCTTCAGTATATTTCTTTTCTAATACTTTAGATACAGTAGCTCCAGCAGTAGCTTCTTCTCCTTCTTTGATAACCCCAGTATATTCAGTATTGAAGTCTTTAGATAGCTTTCTGGCTTTCTTATATATTCCAACTCCTCCTAAAGCATCCTGTTTGTCCTGAACAGACTTAATAGCTTCTCCATATATCTTTTTGTCTGAACCTATAGCTGCTCTTTGGTTAGCCTTTAAAGAAGACAAAGTATCTTCTAGGTCAGCTACAGTCTTGTTGTACTTAGGACTCAAGAAGGCTTTAATATTCTTAACAGTCTTTACTTCATCTTTTCCTCTTGGTCTATATTCAAACTTAACAGGAGTATCAACTTCAATGCTAGAAGCTACTTCCTTTGCTTCACTGTATGCATTAGTTACTTTCTGCTTGGCTACTTTTGCTTGAGCCTTAAGTCTTCTAACAACATCTGCACTCACTTCAGTAGAAGATTTTTTCCCACTGAATACACTACTTAGAATATTATCCCTAGCTTCAGTATCCATCTTAGTTATTCCCTGTTCATCCAAGTGGTCTAATATGCTATTGATTTTCTTTTGGTCATCAATATCTAGCTTTGATATACTTTTCTTAAATGCAGTATCTATTTCATCAATAGGAACATTAGGGAAAAGTCTATTTATAATAGCTCCAGAAACTCCAGCTGTAACACCAGCAATAGCTCCAGTCTTTCCTGCTTCTTTATAGTCTTTACCTTTTCCTAGCTCAGATAAAGAAGCCATAATAAATTCTCCACCAGCAATAGTACTAATTGCTTTTAGTCTTGCCACTGGTAAGATGTTGGCTAATACTTCTCCTACAAGAGCAGAACCCTCTAGTTTTTTATCTTTTATGGCTTTCTCATTTTCGGCAATCCAAGTATCGAACTGAGAGTATTCTTCGTCTGATAAAGAAGATGCAATATCTTGCCCTACCTTACCTAGACCTAGAAGCATTCTTCCTGCTCCTCTACCCATTCCTTCTCCAGCTTCTAAGGTTCTATCTATAGGAGAAGGAGCTTCCTTCATTTCTTTAAGAGTTTTTTTATTTCTCTCTCTTTCTATTTCATCCTTTACTGCTTTATCTTTTTTTGCTTGATAGTCTTCTTTTGCTTTAATAATAGCAATATCATAATACTCAGTATTGTCTGGATGTTGAGTTCTAAGTTTCTCAATCCTTGCAATAGAAGCATCAAGATGTGTTTGAGCATCTACTGTTTGTTCTTCAATAATGTCAGCTTTAGTCTCAGTAGCTTCAATAGTCTCAGCTTCTTCAGACCATAGGTCATCTTCGTTAACCTCTGTAGCTCCTTCAGGAACAGACATCCAAGTTCCGTCCTTCATTCTGATTTCGCTAGTTCCTTCTGGTATATTTATAAATCCCATATTGCTTATCCTTATTTCTTTGTCTATCTAAAGCTACTAGAGTAGCTCTTTTGTTTCTTATATTTTAATGAATTGTTATATTCATGAGGAAGAGTATCTCTAGTCTTCTTAGCTTTTTTTATATGATACCCCTTCATTGTGTCTGTCATTGCTTTTAGAGTAGCCTTAGCTGTTGTTTCGTCTGACCAATTACCTCCATAAAACATTTTCATATATTCAGCTCTCTCCGTGTCTGATACAGTTGCTCCAGAGATAGCTTTTACAAACATTGCTTTAATAAAGCCAACCCTAGTGTTAACATCAATAGTTCCTATGATATCTTTATCTTCATCTGTTAGTCCAGTAAGAGCTTTAGCACCATGTATTACATTGTCTATAAGTCCTCTTTTATATGTTTTGCTATCTATCTTCTCTTTAACAAGAGTGTTGATGTCGTCAAGAGATTCAATAGTAACAGCTTCAGCTCTTAGCTCATCTCTTGTCTTTGTTAGACTTGCTTCATCTTTAGTTGATACATTTCTCAAGATTTTTCTTTGAGTTGCTTTTAGTTTGTTAACTTTGTTTTTATCAGTTCCAGCAATTAAATTAATTCCTTCAGTGATAGCAGCTTCTGCTTGATCTGTGTCCATATCTTCTTTTACTGCACCTTTACCAGCAGTAGACCTAGTGGCTGTCTTCTCAATAAAGTCTGCTCTTTTCTTTTTAAATTCTTTAGGGTTTGATTCCTTTAGTCTAGCATATTCAGTGTCAAACCATCTTGTAGCTTTTTCTTCTGTTCCAAGAACAATGCTGTCTTTAATGTCTTTTGTAGCAAATACATCTTCCATACTTTGGAACTCCATTCCTGTCTCAGAATATTCAACAGGAGATGTAACATCTTCTTTACCAGTAGCATCATCTATACTAAATATTTCTCCACCAGTCTTTTGAAATACTTTACCATCTTTTATTGTAAGATTAGGATTATCTTTTACTTGAGCTAACTGATCATCATTTGTCCACTTACCATCAATTTCAGTATAGTTTGAATAGTCAGCAGTAGTTAGAGCTTCTGGAATCTTATAACCAAGCTTTGCAGCATTAGAACCAATCTGACTAACCATATCTCTCTTACGCTTTTGAAGTTGATTAACTTGATTCTTTCTTTCTTCTAGTGATAACTTAGAATCAGATCCTTTAATCTTAGCAATATCATCTTCTATATTCTGGAAAGCTTTAGCAGTATCAGTTCCCCACTTCACTTCCTTTGCATCATTGTCTTTCTTTTGTTGGTTTGTAGCCTTTGTATTGGCTGCTACTGTCTTGGCTCTAGCTTGTTCATTTTTATTGAATTCTTCTAGTCCTTTACCTAGTCCAGTATATAGACCACTCATAAATGCTAAACTCATATTACTCTCCTATTTCACTGTATAGACCAGCATAGTCAACTTTATAATATCCATTCTCATCAGTAATAACAAACTCAGGATATATACCCATTAGTTCTTGAGCTAATACTCCATACTCTTCTTCTCCATCAACACCATACTCTTCAGCTACACTGTTCCATTTCCATGTATAGAAGTTAACTCCCTTAACTGTATCAACTAAAACAATATCATTCTTATATCTAATGTCAGACTTCAGGAATCCACCAAGTAGAGTAGATCCTCCACCAGTACCTAGACCTGCTATACCCATAGCCATACTTCCTAATCCTGCTCCAGCTTGTTGTTGCATCTTTTGTTGGTTCATTGCCCATGCATCATTCATCTGTCCCATTTGAGCTGCTGATTGTCCTGCAATCTGAGCACCTTGGCCATAACTAGAAGCTGCTTGACTTAAATAGTTTTGAGAACCAACATATGTACCTTGTCCTGCTGCACTTAATACTTGAAGGTTACTAATACCTTGTTGAGTATTTGCTAAATCCATTGAGTAAGCTGTTTGAGATATACCTTGTTGAGCACCATACATTTGTCCTGCAATACCAGCTTGTTGTTGATATACTCCACCAGCAGTACTCATTCCTGATTGATACTCTTGTCCAGATATTCCAAGCTTTTGCATTCTTTGTTGATCAGATAAACCAATAGCAGATAATCTTGCTTGTGTAGTTGCACTAGCTTTAGCTTGAGCCTCAGAACCATAAGCAGATAATAATGCACTAGCTTCAACACCAGTACCAGCTAATCCTCTTCTTGCTAAGTCACCTTCAATACCTTTTCTTGCTTCTGCATATGCTGCACTAATACCAGCTTGTGCTGCTCCAGTTTCTCTTGATAAGATATCTGCTGATGCTGTACCTAGTTCTGCTTTAGTTTGAGCTAATTGATCAGCATACTCAGTACCAATAGATTTAATGCTATCTACATAAGTTTGAGATAATCCAGTTAACTCACCTTCAAATGCATCAAAGTCTTCTTGTTGTTTAGCTACAAAAGTTTCAGTAGCTTTCTGCATCTCTCCAGTTGAACCAACTAACACATCTCTTAATAAAGTATCTGTAGTTAAAGAACCTTCTGCAGGTCTTGTTCCTGTTAAGCTTTCTTGTAGATCAGCCATAGCTGTTTGTGCCTCAGATGAGTCTGCATCTCTAAATACTTCTTCGTAATAAGCTCTATCTTCTAAAGCTAAGCCATGCTGCTCTTCAGCTATTACTTTAAGACTATCAAGCTGTTCTGCTTGACTATCCCATAGTGCCTTCTCTTCTGTTGTTGCTTGTCTTTGTGAGTTACTACTTCCTTTACTCATTCTCTACTCCTTCAAAGCTAATTAGCTTTTCTTTTAAATTAAAATGCTTCTTCATAATAGAAGCAGTACCATTCTCTATTCTACCGTTAGTTATTAATGTCATGTTTTGTTCCTTAGCATAATCACTTGTGTTCTTAAACAAAAGATAAGCTGCTTTACTATTTCTGTATTCTGGTTTAATATATGCTATTTCTGCGTTATACACAGGAGAGGTAAGACCGTTAAACTGATCTACATAAGCCAATGTATACCCAACAATGGTTTTGCCCTTGTAGGCTACTATTATGTTCTTAGAATCATTGATCCAACTACCTACTTCTTTATAGAAGAAATACTTAGGAGATATGACTCTATCTGAGAATACTTCCTTTATAAAGTCGTAATGCATACCAACAACATCTTCATAGTCATCTAATGTAAATCTTCTTATTTCCATTCTTACCTCTTTATACTATCTGTTATTTTATTTAGAACTTTAACTATTTGTTCAGTAGTAGCATTTGTAGGTAACTGAGGAATCTTCTTTAATCTCTCAGCTATCTTCTCAAGGTCTCTTACTGCATCTTTAGTTGCTCTATCTTTGATTAGGTTACTTTTCACATTATGCCTTTAGTTGACTGTAATTATATTTAAGTCCTCGAATCTCACTATCAGTGATTATCTCAAACTGTATATTGCTACCTATGCATCCAGCAGGTAATTTAAATCTATTCTTGTTTGTATATACTTTTTTAGATTCACCATCAACAAATATCTCTATTGAATTAGGAGTACCATCTATTGTTACATCTCTATAGTGTTTATCAACATTTGAACCTTCATCAGATATCTCTCCTGTCTTCCATGTTGCAGTCATAGGATTATCTGTTCCTTCTAAAGTATTAACCTTAAAGTTAGAGACATCTTCAATAACAACATTAACTACATTTGTAGCGTAATTAATAAACAATGATCTTGAATCTGGAATATCAATAGTAGTTACATTTGAACCATTAGCAAAGTCAATAATAAATAAACCATTAGAATATACACCATAGTATCTATCTTTATAACCGATAGAATAAGTAATTTCAAATCCTAAACCTGATGTCCATTTCTCTTCAGCATTAAAGTCTTCATATGTTAAGTTACCTACAGTAGCAAATGTATTCCAAGCAATAGATTGTTTAGTGATAACATTAATACTAGATCCATCATACATACATATACCATTCTTTGATACCCATAGCATATAACCATCTAAGTTAGTAATAGTATCTTTATGTACACATCCTTGGTTAAATGGAAGCTTAGTAACAGTAACAGTATCTCTACTGTATCCTTCTATTTGGTATACTCCACGAACAGTAAATGCATAAATATTATTACCAAACTTACCTAGTCCAGTACATTCAGAATCTAAAGCAACAAAGTCTAATGATCCCCAGAATTCTGGTCTACCAACCTTACTGAAATAAACATACTTACCTGATGCTCCCCAGAATGTACCTAAGCTTTCAATTAGCATATCTAATGAAGCAGGAGGTGGTGTATTATCAATAGTTGTTAGTTCTATTCGTGTTATATCAATGTCAGCAGTATTATCTCTATAGCAAGACTCTCCTGCACTACAGATAGTCTCTGCTGGACTCAGTCCTGAAGCAATAAGGTTATAAGTAGGATTATCTCCACCTGTCCTATATATGTTCACAGTATGACCAGTTGGTATTATGTTGTCAAATACATTATCAGAATCTACACTAATCTTAATTGACCTTTTAGCTAAAACATTAATAGTAATAGATGTTGGATGATATGTAGGAGCTGATTCAGTACCATTAGAATCTACAGAAGTAAATGCATAATAGTAAGTACCACCCATAGTTAAGTGACCATTGTCATCAGCAGTATCATTCCATTCTGCAATAGTAATATCAGTTATATTCTGTGGAGAAGCAGGAGCTTCAGCAACAATACCTGCATCTGTACCATCATATCTCATAAGACCATAAGTACCATATCCTGCATTAGACCAATATAATCTATTTGCATATTCTACATAGAATCTTTCATCTGTAGCATCTGTATTAGATATGATATTACCGCTAAAGTAATGACAGTATTTACCTGTCTTAGTTGTTTCTTCATAGCATTGAGTTAGTGGTAATAATGTTCCTGTTTCAAGGTTTACATTCTCACATTTAATACCTTCGTTTCTTCCAATTAAATGAGGACTTATCTTTGTAGATAATCCCCCTTCAAATGTTAGTAATTGCTGAATAGACATTTATTATCCCCTCATTATATAACATAGCTCGTAGTGAACTGGCTCTATTGTATGTGTATGGCTTACTGAGGCTGAAGTATCGCCGTGATTATGTGATGCTCCTCCACCAGTATATGATTCTGCGTCTTCAATAGCATTCCATGTACCATTGTTTCCATATGCAGATGAATTATCATAGTAGTCATTGTTTTGATAGTATCCGTGTTTTTGTTCATGCTTATGACTTGGCATTTCATTGATAGTTAATGTATGGTCTCCAGTCGTGTGATTGTGACTTCCATTGCTAGAAGTTGTTTCAGAACCACCAGTTCCCCCACTTAATGTAGAACCTTTTACAAATTTACCAACTAAGTTAGGAGTTCCATTGTTACCATCACACAACAACCACCCAGAAGGAACATTTGTAGAATTACCAGACCACAACATAACCATACCAGAAATAAATAAATCTGGTTTGTCTAATAAGTCATTAAAGCTAATATCTACATCAGATCCACCATTAAAACTTGCACCTGCAATAGTCCTGCTAGTCTCAAGAACTGCTGCAGTATCTGCATTACCTGTAAGATCTCCTGTAATATTACCAACAACATCACCTGTAAGTGTTCCTGTTAATCCCCCAGTAAAGGTCTTATCTCCACTAATAGTCTGAGAGCTTACCCTATCAACAAGGTCATAAGATAAACCTTGACCGTTGTGACTTCCTTCTCCATTTACAAAATCAACTAAGTCATCTATAGTATCACCTATATGATTGTCTGTATCTATGATCTTAGTAGATCCAATTATTTCTTTCCCTGCTGGGATACTCCATGTATATGTAGCCATTGTTATTCCTTTATCTCAATGTGTGGATAATCATATCCTTCATTTATATTGTATGTTAATCCAAGTTCTAAGTCAATGGACATCAGTCTAGCTTCTCTTAGAAATGCTCTGTATACTTCTAGCCATGCTACTCTTACCTTGGGATTATTGTAATTCCAACAGTCCAAAACAGAACCATTATTGTCTATAACATAAGGAAGAATATCAACAGCATATCCTAATTGGTGAGCAGATATATTTATAGTGCCATCTAGCTCAGATAGTCCTTCGCTGTATAGCTCCATCTGTTCTTCCTTATTTCTGAAACCACAGATAATACTAAAGTCAACATCCGATTCACGTAAAGCCCTTTCGCATAACTCCTGCATTATTGGAGTTACATCTTTTAAATTTCTTATGCTTCCTGTTCCAAACTTAAACATTAAATACCACCTTCACCATAAACTATCATAACTTATTTACTAATTCCTATTGTATACATAAAATACATAACTGTAGCAGCTACTGCTGTCATTAATGCTCTCTTTGCTACGGCACTAGGAACACCTTCTATAGTTTCAATCTTACCTTCAAGTTTAGATGTCTTGTCTTTTAAGTAAGCAATCTCTCTCTTAACAGCATCACATTCATGTGACTCACACATAGTATCTTTTATCTCTAGTGCTAACTTGTCTATATTCTTTGTAGTTTGTTCTTGCATTACTACAAGCTTAGTAGTTACTTCTACTAAGTTGTCTACTTTCTGTTCTAGTGCTCCACTCATATTATAGTGCCTTTAATCCTTTACCTTCTAATGAAGCTAATATGTCTTGTACTAATCCAGAAGTTACTTCATTAGTTGAATACCCTTCTAGTTTCTTTAATCCATATACTACAAGTCTTGTAGCAAACCTCTCTGCTACTGCTTTGAATGCAACCTTAGCCACCATAGATAGCAATATCTCTTTTAATAATACGAATGCTATATTAATCATTTGTTACTCCTAATAATCTCATTTTATTTCCTATTGTTTTGTTTTAAGTTTATAAATTCAATTCTGCTAATTCTTTAGCTAATACTCTAAACTCTTGATATGCTTTATAATCATCTTGTTTAGTATCTTTGTCATTAGTTAATGCAATTTCTGCACCAGCTGAATATTTAGTCGCTATAATTGCTTCTATAATACCACTTCTTGTAGTATTTAATTCTACTTTTGCTTGTAGATATTCAAACCCAACTCTAATATCTTCACTATTTTCATCTTTAATTTCAACTTCTTTAATGTCAAAATTGATTAGTTTCTTACCTTGTAGCAACTCTGTTGCCTCTGGTCTTGTATCTGATTTTACTAACATTTTATACTCCTGGTATCTTGTTTTTTATTTTTAATTGTACAAATATATTCTTAACTTCATAAGTTATATATTTCTTCCAAAGGTTAAATCCATTGCTGAGTTTCACGACTAATAAACTGCCCTTTGTCATATTAAACTAACCTTGCCATACTAAAATGACAAGACCGAGCCGACAAGCGCACCCGAATTACCCGAAGAATACGCCGCATACAGATAGAAAGCACCAGCACCCGAACCATCATCCGCATCACCACCGAGCACCACGACCCTATTCCCTGCAGATTGATAATAGTAATCTGTAATTTTAGTACTTGAACCCGCACCAACCGAAGCAGGGAAGAATCCAGTCCCAACTTGCTCTAAAGTATTTTGCCAACCATTAGCATTTGCCATAGTAATTCCAGCATTCACATAGTCCCCACTAAATACATCATCTGCAAAAGTTGATGGATTATTATTAATAAATGGCACATTATCTTGAATATTAATACCATCTACCCAGTTCCAAATATTTCCAAAGAAGTCTTCAATTCCTCTATAAGACATGAAAGCTAAATCAGCAGCTTCATCATCTGCATCACCTGAATATTCATGATTTCCAGTAGCATTACCAGAGGTATCACTTCTACCATTAATTCCAATATACGAACCATTTGACCAAGTTCCACCTGATAATTGAGTTCTTCCTTGACCAATAGCACTCTGTGAATTAAAAGTACCAAACTCAATAAGCATCAGTAGCTGTACAGCACTAATTAAATTCCAATCTTGCAATGCCCAACCTGAACCAATTGCAGCAGCTTTAGTTCTAAACGAACCTCTAGTCATTGAACCAGCAGGATATACACCACTTGCTGAAATAAGTGTACTTCCACTTACAGATGCACCATAAGCACCAATGTATCTATTTTCAACTTCTACACCAGCTTTTAAAAATGCAGGATGTACGCTATAACCTGATAAGGGCACTAATGAAATTGAGTGTGAGTGAGTAGTTCCCACATAGTTATATTTATAGTAAAACTTAGGTATCTCTACCATTACATTACCATTAGCTCCTGTTAAATCAGCAATTGAACCTGACTCTGTATAGTTTGAATTAATAGAATGTAAATATGCATTTACTGTACCATTTACTGCTAATAAACATCTTCTCATTTTAGATTGGATAGTAGTAAAAGCACTATCTCCAGTTCTTGTATACACGTCCGTAGATTCATTCCAACCTAAACCATAAGCCGTACCAATAGCAATGGCTGCACTTGCTGCTGCATTAGTAGCCGATACACCAGCTGAATTAGCATGACTCTCTGAGTTCGTTGCACTAGTTGCTGCATTACCTGCACTAGTTGCTGACTGTCCTGCTGATGTAGAAGAGTTATTAGAATATGTTAATGCATTTGCTTCACTAGTACTAGCATTGCTTTCTGATGTACTTGCGTTACTCTCAGAAGTACTAGCATTGCTTTCTGATGCACTAGCATCATTCTTGAATACTTCTGCTGCATCTCTAGCATCTTCAGCAAGGTTCATATAATGAACAGTAGAGTAAGCGTAATCTCCATTTGATAATTGAAACTGAGCTGATGTATTTGTTGCCAACAGTTGACAGTCTGTAGCTTTAGCAGAAGCCAATCCTACTTGTTCTGTTGCAGTTGAGGCAGAAGTACTAGCTTCACTAGCTTTAGTTGTTGCTATACCTGCTTGAGCTAAGGCTACATCTTCTGAGCTTCCAGCATTAGATTCACTAGTAGCTGAATCATCTCTATATCCCTCTGCTGTATCTCTAGCTTCTCTTGCTACTGCTATTGCATTAGCTAAGCTGGTTTCAGTTACACCTCTAGTAATATTTACTTCCATTCTAAGTCCTTACTTTCTTATCTATATGCATTCTTCCAGAAAGTAATTTATCATATGTACCATCTGTAGTCTTTGTTGTATATACAACATACTCTTCTAAGTTCTTAACTAGCTTACCAGTGTTTTCTTTACTGATAGTTAAAGTATACTTATCTGAATCAACAGAGAATTGTAACTTACCTATTGATTCACATTCGAACCAACAAGTATAATCATTCTCTAAATCGTTACCATCAGCATCGTCCATGTTTAAATTAAATAAGTATGGATAACCTGCTTCTATTGAAATATCTGAAATAACCTTTGCCATTAGTAATAATATCCTTGTATAACTTCTGTTTGCTCAACATAACCAAGAGCACTTGTCTTCTTAACCGTCTTAACTCCCTGCATATATTTCTGATCAAAGTATTGAGACTTCTGAAAGTTTTCCATATCAGTTTCTTTCTCATATGCTTTACTCATCATAAAATATTTAAGTGTATTCTCATCACCAGATCTAACAGTATCATTAAGGTTCTGATTAGCAGGAATAGCAATATGCTTAATAGATACAGCAACATTAGTTACTGGAGTATTAACATAGATCCTATCATAATCAAGAACAATAATACCATTACTTTCTTCATCTCCAGAAGTATCATCAGGATGTAAAGATCTAACAGTACCATTACTATCTTTAGCAGATATATACCTCAGTATACCATCAACATTATATTCATAAGTACCAGTAAGTAAATTAAGAACTGTAGTCTTAGGCTCTTCTAACCTCTCGCTTGCCATTGCTTTAATACCACCATTGTAGTAATCAAGTAGTTCTGAATCAGACCAATAGTCTCCATCTGTATCTTGAAGTGTATCTCTTGTTTTATGTAGTAAATCTCTAACTGTCATTTATATCCTTTCTATAAACTTAATAAGACCCTCCGAAGAGAGTCCTATAAATCAATAATTACTATACAGTAATATCGAATTTGATTGCTCCGTGAGAACCTGCATTACTAACACCGTCATTAAACACTGCTAATTCAACACCTCTAATAGAACCAATCATGTAACTGTTTTGGTTACCATGATCAAATGCTTCTTCACCATAGATTACTTCATTTGAGTAAGCTAAGAATGCTGCTTGAGCACCCATTAATACTGGAGAACCAGCTGCAAAACCTGAATGTGAATGAATAACAACATTGTCATACTCACCTAAAGCACCAGTGAATAATCTATTGTCTCCACCTCTTTTACCTGCATTAGCTTGAACAGTCTTCCAATCAGCAGATTGTTTAAGACCAACAGCATCATCTGGATTCATTCCAAGAATAAATACTTCTTCACCATTAGCCATAGAAATAGGTCTAATCTTCTTAGTAGATCCTGAAGGGAACATTGCTTCTTTTTTCATTAATACGATATCGTCTAATGCAATTTGTCCAGAAGCTTCAACTGAAGCAGAAATATCTACTACATCAGCACCATTGATAGCTGTAAAGATTGCAGCATCTTCATTTCTTGCCATCCAATCAGTTAATTGACCTTTAGCTTGATTTCTTAAATTAAATGCAACTCTTTGCTCATCTAACTTACCAGCGATTCTTACACCATTTCTGATTTGACCGATAGCTACACCTTGGTCATAGAAAGTCATAGACTCTTCATTACCTGAACCAACACCTTCAAGTGCAGTATAAGTTAATGGGTTATTACCAGTAACTCCAGAACCACTTAATGTACCAGCAAGACCAAACCTAATTGTATCTCCAGCAGACTTTTCTAATTCTCTTTTTACTTGGATAGGAGAGTTTTCATCCGTACCTTTAAACTTACCAAAGAATGTTTGTTCTTGGTATTTCTTATATAAACCAGCTTCCCATTGAGTTTGACTTAATCCGTGTGATGTTAATATTGATGTGTTTGCCATTTTAATTCCTTATAGCTTTTATTGACCAAAGATAGAAGCAAAGCCATCATCAGATTCTTGAGACTTAGTTGAACTAGAGCTACCACCCATCTTATTGATGTTAGGCACGCCATCTTTCTTCTGTTTAGTCTCAAGTCCCATCTCTTTAATAAGCTCAGCTTTTATGCTGTCTCTTAGAGTCTGACTATCTACTTCTTTCTTCTTTGTCTTATTCGTTAAATACTCGTATGCAGTCTTATAAGGTTCAGCACTACTATTGAACTCTTGATTGAACTCAGCATCAGTAGCTACAGCCTCTTGTAAGGCTTCTGGATTAACTGTCTTCCAATAGTTATCAACAGTATTAGCATAAACAGTTTCCTGAATTTGCATTGCCTGAATCTTCATTGTATTCTGCATCTCTTTAAACTTAGCTTCTGGGTCATCCCAAAAGTCATCAGTAGTATCGTCATTATCTGTAGTGTCTTCACTAGCTTCTTCTTTGGCTTTAGACATTTCTCGTAGCTCATTGATATACTTATCTTTATCAGCCATTCGTTTTTCCATACCTTCAATCTGCTTTTGTAGATCACTTAACCTTGAATCATCTGCTGTTTCTGTGTTTGCAGTATCATCCATCCCTGTTGCATCTGTGGTAGCATCAGAGTTTGGTTCTTCAGAACCTTGTACAAGACTCTCATCTTCATTTGGTGTATTTAGTGATGCTTCCGTTGCAGGTGTGGCATCATCAGGAATACCCATTCCTAATTCCTCAATATAATTCCTCATATTAGAATATCCTTCTGTGTTAGATATGCTTCGTTTAATGTCCAGCTCGACATAGGACTATAGTCCCATACCTTCTTTAGCTTTAGCTACTTCTTTGTCTACTGCTCTTGCTGTTTGAGTCTGAACAATCACTGACTGTTGTTGTTGTACTTGACCACCAAGTTGTTGTATTTGTTGTTGTAGTTGTTCAATGTATCCACCAGCTTGTTGTAATTGAGCCTGAAGATCATTCTGTGCTTTAATATCATCAGCTAATTGATGCTTATCTTTAAGAGCACTATATCTCAATAGTACATCCATTGGAACAGGATTAGCAGTTTGACCTTGAATCTGTAATAGTTGAGCAAACTGTTCTTCTCTCTCATTAAGACTCTTAGGAGCATCTTCAATCATAATATCAACATCTTGATTAGTTAGATCATTCTTCTTAGCTAAGGTATTATCATCTAACAGTACAGTATTGTTTACTGGCATAAATGCATAAGCACCATTAGGTTCAATAACTCTAATCATCTTTTCATCTGTATAGAAGTCAGGAACTAATTTCATAGTAATATCAGCAATATCATATCTAGCTATTCTTAACTTGTTCAATAAAGGAACTAAAGTAGTTTGAGAAGCAGCTATAGACATATTAGCTTTCTTAGCAGATTCATATTGACTTGATTGACCTACAAATGCACCATTGATACCAGCAACACCTAATATCTCAGACTTAGCTAATTCTAATAACTGAATATGTGATCCAGCTAGTGGAGTATTATCAATAACTTGAACTCTACCTTCAGCTAATGCACCATCTTGTAACTTAGTAATACCATCAGGTTTAGCAAGAGTCTTCTTAGCTTCATTCCAATCAACAAATGCATTCTCTTCAGCTAATACTTGTTTAGCATTTAAATAATGTAATGCTTTAGAGTGTCTCTTGTTAACTTCTGTTTGAGCATCTACCATATTCTTAACTAACCCATATGGAGTATTGTTAATATCTCTTTCTATAGTATATTGTACAAAAGGAAATTTATCTAAAGTATATGGTTCTTTCTTAAAATAAAGTATTTGTCCTCTAACCCAGATAACAGTAGTAATAGCACCATTCTCATCTCTATACCAAGAATTAATTAATCTAGGTCTAGTTCTATCACCCTTCTCATACCACATATTCTCTTCACTTGAAGATATGAAATAATCACTATCACTTGAAGTATGTTCTCTATATTTAGGGAAAGATTGCTTAACAATATCTTCATCTGTAAATACAGCCCTATGTATTCTTCTACAGTCAGACATATCATCTTTCTTAGACATTGCATCAATAAACATATCCCTATAGTCAACATGAGAATGTCTTAAATCAATAAACTCACTACCATCCAATTCAGGATATACATACATCCATCCTCTACCAGCAACAAATGCATCTTTAACTACAGAATCTAACTCATCATCAGTATTGCTTGAATATTGAATATAATCATATAAACTTGTCTTAACTTGAGCTATCTGTTGATCATCAAGAGTTCTACCAGCCATAGTTATCTTAGGTCTATTCTGTCTTTCTGAACCAATAATAGAATCTATTGCAGGCTTAATATGATTAAATGTAATTACAGCTTGACCTCTATCTCTCAATGCTGATTGTTCTTCAGAAGTCCATTGTGCTCCATGATAGAACTGATACCAAGAAGTAGAATTATCTCTCCATTCTTGATCCCAAGTAGAGTCATCTGAAAACCATCTTTCTAATGGTTCAAGTACTGAATTTGAATTAAGCTTACTAGCTTTCTTATCTGTGTTTGTCATCATGATCCTTATTTTTCAATCTTAATATATTCAATCTTAATCTTTTCTTAAAGTATTTTCCAGTCTGCTGAGACATCTTTCTTGAAGTATTTAGCCCAAGGATCAATTACCGTATTACTCGATGAAACCATATCTCTTGGATACTTTACTTGACCAATAAAGAAAGATAGACAATCAGAAATATCATCATGTGGAGTTCTAGTAAATAGCATTAACTCTCTTTCTAAATCCTGAATACCTTGATCTTGCTTACTAATATGATAAATTCTACCACTCTCATATAAGGGCTGTAGTTGTTCAATTCTACCTTCTTTTGACCCTTTATGACTATAGATTTCTCTCAATGGATACTTAACATTATTGTCTTGCATATACTTCTTAATCTCTAAATACATAGCTCTTTGAGCAGCAATAGTTTCTATCCAAGTAACCTTAGGTTGATACTTCTTCATTAAATTAATCAATAGCTTCCTATTGTCTTGTGGAGTACCACGATTAGCAAATACCTTAACAACATACCAGTTCTCTTTAGAGTCAGTAGCCAATACAATTAATGCACTCTTATCTACTTTTTTGATCTTGGTTCTACCACTTGGAGGCATAGCAGGATCATAAGCAATATAATAATTACATCCTTCAGGAACATCTTTATTCTCAATGTGCTGAAAGTATTCATGCTTGAATGTTAATTCATCATCAGCAACCATAGGATTATTATGCATTTCACTATAAAATACACTCATCTTACCTAGCTCTTGATACATTCTTTTTGCCTTCTCATATTCACTCTTAGGAAGCAACATAGGAGCAATCATATCACCATCTTCATTAACAGCTTCATACTTAGCACTAGTCCATTCTGGATTGGTTAATATTCTATGTAAACAACTCATATCTCTTAATATAGTACCTACATAGCAAACATCATATATACCTCTCTTATTAACAGAAGGTAATACATCAGTAAGAATGAAGTGTAATACTGAATCAGTTCCAGCAGTTTCATTAGTTTCAATATCATCCAATACGATCATATCAGGTCTAGTATCTTTATGTAGTAAACCCCTCATTGATTGTCCAGCACCTTTAGCTACAACTCTAATACCAGTACTAGTAGTAAAATCTGTCTTAGCCCAATCAATACTTTTAAACTCACCAGTTTGTGTAAAGTCTCTCTTTAACTTAGCATTAAATTCTAACTCATTCCTAATACGAATAACGAAATCTTTAGCTTTATCTTCTGAATCAGATACAATAACAATAAACTTTCTTTCCTGAAAGACAATACGATATAAAGCCAACAGGAATGTAATAACTGTACTCTTTGCATGTCCTCTAGGATAAGCAACAGCTTTCAACTTATTATCACTATTCATTAATGCTAACATATCAGTATGTATTACTGGATGCTTACTAGGAAAGTGATCATTGAAGTAAGTCTGTCCAAATAACATTACAGCCTCAGCTTTATCTCTATTTCCTTGAGCATTAATAGCTTTAGTTCCAGACTGATTAGCCCAGAAGTTCTCAGTGAATATTGCACTACCTTCTTGTTCAGGTTTACACTTACTTAGATTCGACAACTTCTAATACCTCAATGTCTATAGCATCTTGATTAGCAGCAGTATGTAGTTTCTTCTGCATAGATCTTAACTCAGTAACAAAATCATCTTTAGATTGTTTAACCTCAACCTTAACATTAATATCTTCCTGAAAAGAAGGCATATGTTCTAACATTACCTTAGATGCAGCAACTCTATCTCTAGGTGATACATCATAATTAACAGCCATACCATATAGATTCTCATACAATGCATGTTTCTTATCAAGGAAACTAATCCACCAAGTCTTATGACTCTGTTCAAATAGTTCTTTACATACTTTAGTTCTTTCAATCTGACTAATTTCTTTCTTAACATTAGCTCCAATAACCCTACTGTTACCTGCAGATCTTTCTATAGCTCTAGCATGTCTATCAGGGAATACTTCTTTTAAAGCTTCTCCCTTCTTACTTCCAGATAGAACCATCAGAACATATTCAGCATACTTACCCTTCTCAGGATCTTCAACTACTTTCATAAGTTTTCGTTGAACATGCTTTTCAATCATCATACTAGAATTCCTCTACTAGAATCTTACATATCTTCTCTCTTTCAACTGGGTCAAATGTTCTACTAAGTAACCCCCTAAGCTTTATTTCTCTTCTTTTATGACCTTCATAGTAATTAACTAATTCAACCTTAACTTCCTGAACCGTAGCCCCAGCATTAACAATATTATCTTCATTGATTTTCATCTTACAATTATTTAAGTGTCTAGTTAGACCACCCTTATTCTTCAGTTCTTTATCACAGTATTCACATATAAACATATTAATCCTTTTTAAGAACTATAACCAAAAGTCGTGAATAATGTCAAGGATATGATAAGTGGATGTCCTGCCATTAGACGATAAGACATTAAACACTTAGTCTGAAACAGAGGGAGAAACATGCAGACTAAGCATATGAAGTATATTGATTGTTTATGTAAAGTTAGCTTAGTTGGATTTTGTATGTGTTTGGAAGAGAATTTTTTATGTTGTATTTTTGTAATATTTGGAAGAGAGCAATACGATTTGTATGGTGTTTTTTTGTAATATTTGTAGAAGGGCTATACACTTATATCTCTATAACCAATTTTAAGGGTGGGGGGGGGTAATTCATACCTCAACATTTTATACATCATCAAAACTGTACATACTTATACCCCATTAAATATATGTCAATATGCAGGGGATTTGTAGGTTTATATGTGAGCATATTAGGGTGATGTGGTTGTTATAAGCTTGATTAAGTCCCATTCCATAGCATCTCCCCAGCATTCCACACCATCCAATAACTCGTAACTTATTAATAGTGTCTTATATCCTATTCTTAATCATTATATATCTAGTTATTCATGCTATACACTAAAGGAAGACATTTATCTTGTTAATAGTGTTTTATATCTGAATAATAAAAGCCTATATCTAAAGGCCTTAAGTACAAATTATGAAATTCTTTATGCTTTTGCATTGTTTTTACTTGACAAAACTATACATCTATGTTATACTTCCCTCAACAAAACAACAAAAGGGGTTAACATGAAATCAACAATATCAATCAACACTAAATACAACCAACCAACAGAGACAAAAGGCTCTAGTATAACAGCTTATTTGACATCTGGTTACACTAACAAACAAATAACAATTGATTATGATTATGCTTTAAATGCTAGCGACAATCATCTAGCTGCTGCTAAAAGACTGGCTAAACAATTCAATGCTAGAGATGTTTTATATGTAAAAGAAACGCAAAGCCAAAGAGGTAATAAATACATTGGGCACATTTACCAAATGATACAAAAATAAAAGGATATAAAAATGAAAACAAAAAATTTAAAAAAAATAACAGAAGAATTTAGCAATATAGACAAAATGCCAATATTTGAAGTTGCATTAAATAATAATGAACATGAGATATATGATATATATATTAAAGATGCCCGATTGTGTGCTAATCACTTATTTATTGAAATTGATACAGACTTCACACTAGATGAAAATTTAAGTAATTTATATGAAATATGCATTAATGACTTAATTAATAAAGGATTATATTAAAAAAAAGATAGATTAAATCACTTAAAATGATTTTGAAGACTAGATAAATAATAAATTTATAGTATGTATTTATTAAGTATATACTATTAAGTTTATAAGACTTAAAGCAACAAAAAAGGATATAAAATAAATAAACTATTAAACACGAACAAAGACAATCTAAAAAGCTTTATATTATTTATAAGCCTATGTTCATTTACCGTATGGATGATATCTATGGCTATTATTTCATTAGATGATACATTGGCTTACCAAGAAGAAGAAGAAGCTAATTATCAAGAATACATTTATATAAATGAACAAAAATAAAGGAATTAAAAAATGAGTAAACTATTAAACACGAATAGCAAGGAATACAAAACAAATATTGAGGCGTATATCTTTGATTGCATTGATTTAGATTATTTTGGATTAGAGACTAATCCAACCGACAAAAAAGAGATATTGCAACTAATATCTAATGAAATTAAATCTATGGCTTTTTACGATCACAATATAAAAAGATATAACGGGAATAGATACGACATATTGTCGGATCATTTACAGGGACTACGATCTTATTTAAATATTGATTTTGCTAACTATGAGATTTTAAAAGTGGTTGCTAAATTGCATAACTTAGATAAATTACCAGATGACAAAGAAGACATTATATTGGACAAATGGTGGAGTCATATATCAAACCATATTTTTAAACTATTTGTTAAATATGGTGTAGAATTTTAAGATAAATTTATAGTATGTATTTATTAAGTATATACTATTAAGTTTATAAGACTTAAAACAAAAATAAAAGGGTAAATTATGAATAAAAATTATATAAATTACGAAAAAACATTGGTGAATGGTGTGAAGTTATTAAAAACTAAAGAATTAGATGTAGTTAAAAAAGGCAAATGGTTTATAATTGATGGTGAACATAAATATAACAGAGAATCATATGGCTTTTTACATACTTATAAAACTCTAGAAGAAGGTCAAGTAATGGCTCAAAAAAGAAATAGTGAGATTTTAAAACAGATTACTATTACTAAAGATAATATACATTTATATTATGAGTTTATGAGTGATAAAGATCTTAAAAAACATCAAGATCTATTTGTTTGTGTGTATTATGCGGGATATATTGGGGAAAAGTGAAAAATTGTTGACCCTAAATACATTAATTGGAGGGGTTGGTTTTATGTGATCAATTTAGACAATAAGGCTATCGCCGAATGTCTTATAAAGAGTCAAAATAAACAGTCATTTGATTTTAATTTGTTAAAAAATGAATTTAGTGAAATGGCGATAAATCAATTTCAAAAAATATAACAAAGAGTATATATCTACTAAATAAACCTTAGTAGATATAGCAAATAATTTCATAGTATATATTTATTAAGTATGTACTATAAGCTTATAAGACTTAAAACAAAAATAAAAGGAGCATAACATGACAAACGTAATGAAAGAACTAAAGGACGCTATCAGTCCAGCACAACTGAGCGACATAGTCGCATATAACATAAGGCTAAAAACACACAATCCTAACTATAAATGTGGTATAGATAACGGGGAGTCATTCCTAATTCGTGCCTTAGAGATTAAAGGGGTAGAGATAGACAACTACACTATCCCGACAGATCTAGAGTACGACTCTGGGTTTGGTGTGCAACACCTAAATGGAACTGTACTGTTAAACAACGGTACGTGGCTCACTAGAGACGAGGACGACGGGTCAGAGTGGTGGGAACTACATACAGTCCCAACGGTAGAGCAATTAATTTCATAGTGTCTACCTAAAAAATAGATATTTTAAAGTTATTTAATAACTTATTCGCACCACCTGAAAGAGCAGCGAATCAAAAATAAAGTTTCATAAGGTGTATGTTAGTTGAAATAGGACTAACCTAAACATAATATTTTAATATATTAGTATGCTTACAAAGTAGGTATATATTATATTAAGTGGATATATGACATATACAGAATGTATAGCCATACAATCAAAGAAAAAATAAAAGGGGTAAACAATGACACAACTAGAAATAGTGAGGACAGCTTTATTAGATGAGATATCAAGAATTAAAAGAGGAACAACAAGCACAGAAGATAGCATGGCAATAGTCAAATGTGCTAATGCCTTAACTAATACATACAACACAGAAATAAAAGCTTTTGGGACAATATTGACAGCTAATGATGCAGGTGTAGACATTAATCCCGTAAAAGTATTTGAACCAACAACTAAGCTGGTGGAATAATATGTATTGCGATGTTTGCATGACGGGAAAAGATAAATGTAATTCATATCTTTACAGTAATATATGTGCTGAATGTTTTGCTATTCTTTATGCTTTAGATGAGAACCTAACAGAACCTATAGAATGGTTAGAAGTAAATAAAAAAAGATATAACGATATATGCAAAAGATTAATAGACAGTTATTATGAGAATGACCTTGAAGATCTAAAAACACAAATAAGAGAGGTTGCAAGATGGAAGAAATACTCAAAGAAGGCAGAAAATAGGATAAATAATAATATGAATTTATATAGAGTAATGGTTTCTTCTAGTGATTTACTTTTAGCAATAAAAGAGAAAGAGCAAGAATTCTTTAGCACTAAAGAGATACAAGAATACTATAACTTTACATCTCAATTATACAGAAAGATTAAGTCAAGTCAATTTCTATTAGAAGAAGGACATATTTCAAAGACAGGGAAAGGTTGGCAGTTTAGTGCGACAGCTATAGAGTACATGATTCAACTGCAATACTATCAAAAGCAACAGAAAAACATATCTTTTGATGCAAACTATTGTAGTCTATATGAAAGCAAGAATCAATTAGAGTTATTCCTAAGAATAAATAAGGGAAACATATGACATATGAAAAGTTACTAGAACAATCAAGAAAAGATTGGATGCTATTCAATAGAATGGAAAAGGTTAATAACTCAGCAACAGAACTAAAGCTAATAGCTAAACATAAAGAACTAGCAAAAATAAGGTCATTTACATATAGAGAAATAGTTAATGAACGATATGAACTAGGGAGAACCAATGAAAGCAAGTGAAAGATTTATAACAACATTAAGCAATGAGGTTATACGACTAGAGAACAAAGTAGAAGACCTAGAAGACATAATAAGAGGATTAGAAAGCGACTCAAAAAGAGAATCTAGGAATGCGTATATGTACAGAGAAAATTGCTTAGAATGGAAGAACTCAACCAAAGAATTACAAGATTTTATAGCAAATATGTTAATGAATATAGGTGAAGACTATTAGTGAAGAGATTAAAAAATATAAAACAATAAAGGAATTATAATGAATGCAAATAAAATAAATGAACAGATAGAGAGATTAGAAGAGGAACTAGCTAAGTTAAAAGCAGAGACTAATAAACCTAATAAGTATGAGATAGAATATGAGGATGGTGATACCTTCTTTATAAGTATTAAAACAGTTATGGGAGAGGCTACAGGACAAAGTAATGACCTTCTTAAAGCTGGTAGGTATAGAAGTACTGAAAAGTTTACTAATGAACACTTTAAAATTCAAAATGAGATGATGAGGTTAGGTGCTTTAGTAGAAGCAGTAACTATTGAGATGAACATGGAAGATTGGGTAGCTGATTGGAATGATGAAGCCCAAGTTAAATACTGCGTTAGATATAACCATAAAGGCGGCGAATATTGCTTAGACTATTGGTGTACTTTAAAAACTGTAGGAGTAATCTATATGCCAGAAGAAGTAGCTGAAAGAGTATGTGAGATACTCAATAACAAAGAGTATGAACTATCAGGAGTAAATTATGGAGATAGAACTTAGACCTAATATAGCTTGTAACTTTAGTAAAGAAACTAGCAAGATATACTTTGAATTATATATAGATGATGAGTATGTATTTTCATTTATGAATAAAGCAGAAGTTGATGAGCGATTAGATGCCATTATTGAACAATATAAAAAGGATAATAAATGACTAGAGAAGAAGCAAAAGACTTAATAGAAATAGAATATGATAGCCTCGATAATTACTGTGATAGTAATCATTGCTCAGTTATAGATCAAATTTATGATGATTTTGAATCAAGAACTTGTGAGAATTGTAAGCACTGTAATAAGGATAATAAATGAACATATACGCAGAACCACAACAACTAATAGATCCAAAGAAACTAATTAAGTTACTTAAAGATATAGATGATAATCATGCTAAGACATATGGAGAACATTGTTTAATAAGATTAATATTAAGTAAAGTGGAAGGATAAGTAAATGAGCAAATCAATAGAATTACCACAACAGACTATCAAAGCACTGCAAGATGGTGCTAGTATAATGATAGTGCCCTGTAAAGTCGAATGTATGGCTATAAAAGGAGATATACCTTGTGCTTTAACTTTGGAACAGAAAGCAGTACCGCTAATAGAATTTGCTCCACTACAAGCAGGGGATAAAGATGTGTTTGTTAAGGAAGAGTTTGACCAAAAAGAAATGATGCCATACCCTGCTTATAAAGTAGATTTTGAGCCTACTGGAACAATATTAGATGACATACCTTGGCGACCAGCTTCACAAATGACAAAAGAACAAAGTCGTTTTAATATAGATATTGAAGATGTAAGAGTTGTTCTGGCGCAGGATTTAACAGTATTGGGTGTTTTAGGTCTAGGGTGGATAGTAAACGGAGAAACTTGGGGTACTTTCCACCAAGATATTGAATATCATTTTAACAATCTAATGCAACAATATGAAGACAAACACTTCACAGAAACTGGTGAGAGAATATCACTAGGTAACTATGAAGATAATCCTTATGTATTTCTATATGATGTAAAAGTTACAACAAAAGAGGAGAAATAAATAATGCAAGTAGAATTATTAAGTGAAGTGATGGGTATTCATATTTATAGGAGAAAAAAGGTAGCTCAAACATCTGTCATAAGATATGAATTTGATGATATTGGAGAAAGAAGGGATAGTTCTATCAATATCTACGAGCTAATGCATTTATGTAAAGAATGGGCTTATACTAAGAATTACTTTTTGTTTTCAGGGTATGGTGCAGTATCCGCGTCATGTGAGGTAAATCATCGCACAGCTTCACTAGGTAAAATAAACCCACAAGAAATAGTTTTAGCAGATACAGAACCAGAAGCATGTTTTTTAGCTTGTCAATGGATACTAGAGAACAAGGATAAGTAAATGAAGGAATATCATAAAGAATATAGTGCTTTAGCAATGAGTTTCTTAACTCAATTTTTAGATGATGCTAAAGGTAAACATCCAGAAGTTAAAGAATTATTACAACTGGTTCAAAAGAACCATGGAATTAAGACTGAGAATGGAGCTATAGAATATGTAACATCTGCATATAATAAGCTAGAAACAATAACAAATGGTGAAGATGTAGATGGTAATGCTTTATTATTAGGTGTATCATCTTGTCTATACTTAGCTGAAGAAGATGTATTTAAAGGCTCAGCAGGGATGAAATGTCTAAGGTTAGCTAATACCCTATACTTTGATTTAGAGAAGAATATAGGCACTAGTAGTGAGTTTAAAACCACTAATAATATCATGGATCAATTAGACAGAATAAATAGAAAAGAATATTATCAAGGATAAGTAATGGCAAAGGGTAACTGTAAACAATGTGGAGCAGTAACAGAAACTAGAGGTAAAGCTCGAACTAAACATTTCTGTAATTCTGTATGCAATCAAAAGTACAAAAGAGAAGAGAAAAGACAAGAAGAACTTAAAAGATTAGGAGATAGAAAATGTACTGTATGTAATGCAGATATTAATCATACTAAGTTAGGTACTAGATTTTGTTCTAAGAGATGTACTCAATCTAAACCTAAAGAACATAAGTTTTGTAAGCATTGTAATAGTGATATGGGAATGGTTAATTCAACTACAGTATTCTGTTCAAGAAAGTGTCAACAATCTTTCAATAATGAAAAGAAAAAAGTAGTACAGAAAGAAAAGAGATGTTTAGAATGTAAAGAAATGTTTATGCCTGAAGTTAGAACCAAACAATTCTGTAGTAAGAGTTGTAGAGATAAGTTTCATTACAAAAATA